CTACCGTGGGGGTAACTGTCAGGTACTAGAAGAAGAGTTAGTGTCTCACAACCCTGCTCACGATGACTGTAAGGATTGCCTAGCAGCAGCTGTAGAGGTTGCAATCAAGCCAAGTAGTTCAGTAAGAAGAACTCGAAGTCAAGACAACAATGTAGTATTTCACCCTAAATTCGGTGGTGTTGCATTTTAACACTTGACAAACAACTCAAATAGTTGTATTATTACAACATAGGCTAAGACTAGGAGTCGAAATGGCTGGCACTACAATAGATATTGAAAATGTTATTGATCCCCATGCACTAGCTGTGGACATCTCTAGCCGTTGGACCTCTTGGAATAATGCCCGTTCTTCTAAGGTAGAAGAGTGGAAAGAACTACGTAACTATATCTACGCAACTGATACACGTACGACATCTAACAACAAGCTTCCGTGGTCTAACTCTACTACCACACCTAAGCTTACACAGATTGCAGACAACCTACATGCTAACTACTTTGCTGCTTTGTTTCCTCAGAAACGGTGGTTTAAGTTTGAAGCTGAGGATGCTGCAAGTGATGTTAAGATGAAACGAGACATCATACAGGCGTACATGCAGAACAAGCTACGTCAGTCTGACTTCGTTAACACAACAAGCAAACTCATTAATGATTACATCCAGTACGGTAACTGCTTTGCTACAGTAGACTACAAACGTAAGATTACTAACTTTGAGGATGGTGATCGTGTAGTTAACTATGTTGGACCTAAACTTGTACGTATCTCACCTCACGACATCTGCTTCAATCCAGTAGCTGCTGAGTTTGCTGATACACCTAAGATCATTCGTTCTGTTATGACTTTGGGTGAAGTACAACGTATGATCGAAACTACACCTGACAAGGCGTACATGTCTGACATCTTTGATAAGATGCTAGGCAACCGTGGCGCAGCTAAGGGTAACGAGATTGATGCTCAGAAGTCACAAGGATTTGTAGCCGATGGTTTCTCTAACCTTACTGACTACTACGAATCAGACTACGTAGAGATCCTTACTTTCTATGGTGACATTTATGACACAGGTACAGGAGCATTCCTTAACAACCGTGTGATTACAATCGTTGACCGTTCTTACGTTCTGTCTAACGAAGAGAACCCTAGCTACTTAGGTCGTGACCCTATCTTCCACGTAGGTTGGAGAGACCGTCCAGACAACCTATACTCTATGGGGCCACTAGACAACTTAGTAGGTATGCAGTACCGCATCGACCACCTTGAGAACTTGAAGGCTGATGTGTTTGATCAGATCGCCTACCCAGTACTAAAGATCCGTGGTGACGTAGAAGACTTTGACTTTGAACCTAATGCTCGGATCTATCTAGGTGATGAGGGTGACGTAGGTTATCTTGTACCTGATTCTACTGCTCTTAATGCTGACTTCCAGATCCGTGAGATCGAAGCTAAGATGGAGATGATGGCTGGTGCCCCTCGTGAGGCTATGGGTATCCGTAGTGCTGGTGAGAAGACAGCCTTTGAGGTTGGTCAGTTGATGACAGCTGCTGGTCGTATCTTTCAGCACAAGACTGCTCACTTTGAACGTGTGTTCCTTGAGCCTATCTTGAATGCTATGTTGGAAGTAGCTCGTCGTAACATGGACTACGAAGACACAGCTAAGGTCTTAAACGACGACACTGGTCTTTACTTCTTCACACAGATCACTCGTGATGATCTACGTTCAAACGGTAAGATCGTACCAATGGGTGCCCGTCACTTTGCTGAACGTGCTCAACGTGTACAGAACCTTACAACTATGTACCAGATCAAAGCATCAGATCCTACAGTTGCTTCACACTTGTCAGGTAAAGAGTTTGCTCGTTTACTTGCAGATGAACTTGGTGAACCAGCACTCTTTGGCGAGAACATTGCAGTCACTGAACAGCTTGAGACACAGAAGGTTGTCACAGAGGCTCAGATCGAGTTTGAGGCAGAGCAAGAGGAGATGGCTGAAGAGGGTATGCGAAACCTTGAAGCTGTCCCTGAGCAAGCTCCTGAGGAGCCTATTGAATGAAGGCAGCTTGGTTCAAAGAGTGTAAGACTAAGAAAGAAAAAGAGGCAGTGAGTCAGGCTCTCCAATCTAACAGAGAGAGCTTAGACCGCCTTAAAGAAATCCTAGAGCCTATGCTAAAGGATACTACCCCTGCCGCAGACTACGACTCACCTTCGTGGGCGTATAAGCAAGCAGACCGCAACGGGTTCAATAAAGCAGTGACCACTGTGTTGGATCTAATTAACTTAGACAAGGAATAACAATGAGTGTATTTTCTGATGGACAGGTGACCCCTGTTGCGCAGAGTGAGCAAGTATCATCCTTTGAGGAGCCGACCAGCCCTTCAGTCCTAGGAGATCTTGTAGGAGAGGGACGCAAGTTCAATGATGTAGAAGCACTAGCTCGTGGTAAGTTGGAAGCAGATCGTTTTATCGAACAGATGAAGCAAGAGAATGCAGCCTTAAAGACTGACCTAGAGAAACAGGCCTACCGAATTGGAGTTGAAACCCAACTGAAAGAAACGGCCTCGGTTTCCACTGCCGAACTTTCAGATCCTAACAACCTAAGTGGCACGTCGAATGCAGCTGGTACCCAGTCTAGTTCGAGTGAAGCAGACATTGAGAGCCTAGTTGAAAAGACCCTGAAGAAACGGGAGCTTGAAGGTGTTGCTAAAAACAACATTGCTGTCGTTGAATCGGAACTTGAAAAGGCCTACGGAACAGAAGCAGCAGCTACCGTGCAGCAGAAAGCTAATGAACTAGGGCTACCTATGTCGGAACTACAAGGTATGGCTGCTAAGTCACCATCTGCTTTCATGCAGTTGATGGGTAAGCCTGCACCAGTATCCTCACCATTGGTTCAAGGGAGCATTCGTACTGAAGGTTCTACAATGCAAGCATCCTCTGAAAAGAACTTTGGATACTACCAAAGACTTCGCAGAGAAAACTCGACTTTGTACTATAAACCTACTACCCAACGGGCGATGATGGCAGATGCTGGTCGTCTAGGTAGTGACTTCTACAAATAAAGGAATACGAAAATGACTTACCCCAGTACAAGTGGTAACACACTATCTACACTAGGACTAACAGAACGTGCAGAAGTTTGGTCCGCCGAACTTAAAGAGATCTTGCGTGACGAACTGCAAGGTATGAAATATGTAAAGTGGTTGGACCAGTTTCCAGACGGCGATACATTCAAGATCCCATCAATTGGTGATGCGACACTTAACACCTACGTAGAAGATTCACCTGTAACATACGATCCAATCGACGATGCACAGTTCACCTTCTCAATCACTGAGTACTTGCAAGCTGGTAACTACATCACCAACAAAGCAATGCAAGACGTATACTACGCAAATGAGATCATGTCTCAGTTCGTACCATTGCAAGAACGTGCTTTGATGGAACGTGTTGAAACAGACATCATGGCTCTTGGCGGCCAGCAAACTTTGGACAATGCTAACACTATCAATGGCGTTGCTCACCGTATGCTAGGTTCTGGTGCAGGTGGTAAGATTGGTGTTGAAGACTTCGCCAAAGCTAACCTTGCTCTGAAAACTGCAAAGGTTCCACAGAAGAACCTCGTAGCAATCGTTGACCCATCCGTTGAGTTTGAATTGAATACATTGTCCCAGTTGACAAACGTATCAAACAACCCACGTTGGGAAGGTGTTGTACGTGATGGTATCGCCACTGGCATGTCATTCATTGCAAACATCTATGGTTTCGATGTTTATACTTCTAACTACTTGAAGACAGAGACTGCTGAAACTATCGGTGGTACAACTGTAAACAACGCAATCACCAACATGTTCTTCTCTGCTGACCAAGCTGTACTACCATTTGTTGGTGCATGGCGTCAGATGCCAAAGGTGGACTCTGAGTACAACAAAGACTTCCAGCGTACAGAGTTTGTAACTACTGCACGTTATGGTATGAAGTTGTACCGTCCAGAGAACTTGGTCACTGTTATGACTGCGCCTCTTGCGTAACTAAGATACAACGGGAGGGGAGAAATCTCCTCCTGTTACCTTTTTAACTTGACAACTATTACACCTGTGTGTATAATAGACTTAACAAGTCCCCCCTGCTAAGGATACCTAATATGGCTAACGTAGAACATTCATCTCTTACTGGTAGTGCATTGCACGAACCTAAGGGTGTAGCTACAGCTAACAGTGGTGAAGCTTACGTTGCTAACGGTTCTGGCAGTGGTACTTGGCAACCTATCCATAGACACTTAGGTGCTTCAACTTCTTTCTCTTCCTCTTCTCCTTATGCTTACTCTCTTGATACAGATACAACAGAGAAGTTCTTATCTCCACCTATTGCTAACTCTCACGTAACAGGTTTCACTGTCGTTACCACACCTAACCTTCGTTTCACATATGACGATGCTACACCTGTTACTAGCCTCATCAATGTTACTATGTCTTCCACTCAATCTAGTGGACCATCTCAAGATGTAGAGTGGGTTTTGTTTAAGAACGGTGTGGAGATTGTAGGTTCACGGGCAATCCGTACTATTGGTACAGGCACTTGGGGTTCCATCTCAGTTACTGGTCTTACTTCTCTTTCTCAGAACGACTATATTGAAATCAAAACTAAAGCAGATACTAACAATGTCGATGTAAACTACGCAAACATCTATGTTTCTATTATCGGAATGAGTGCATAACATGAAGATGACTCTCCTCGAAATGGTTCAGAACATCTTGTCCGACATGGATTCGGAGGAGATCAACAGCCTTTCAGACTCAAACGAAGCAGAGCAGATTGCTAAGGTAATCGAGAATACCTACTTTGGTTTAATCGCAACTCGTACCATCCCCGAACATGCTCAGGTAATTAAGTTAAACTCTGCTTCTAGTTCAGTACGTCCTACTCACTTCACTTTTCCTAGTCGTGTAAAGAACATTGAGTTCTTAGACTACAACGTCTCTAAGGCTGTGGGTGGTGTAGAGTACCAACGTCTTACTTACATCTCACCAGACGAGTTCTTTGGTTTATCAGATGGTCGAGATAGTCTTGCATCTAACATTGTCCAAGTTAAAGATGTACAGGCAGACAGTATCCTTCTCATTCGTAACGATGTGATGCCTAGTTATTACACCACGTTTGACGATGAAAACATTGTTCTAGATGCGTACATGTCCTCGGTAGATGCTATCCTCACCTCGGCTAAGACACGGGCCTATGGTACTAAGTACCCAACATTTGATTCTTTCTCTGACTCCTTTGTTCCCGACCTCGACGGTGTTATGTTCCCTTACTTGTTAGCAGAAGCTAAGTCAGCAGCAATGTCGTTGTTCAAGTCTGGTTCAGACCCTAAGGTTGAGCAGGCTGCTCGTCGTCAGAAGGTGTACGTACAGAACGACTTACATAAAGTAAACAAAGGAAGGCCACGTAACAACTATGGCAGACGTTAACATAACTCGAAGTGCTGATGGTCAACAGATCACAGTACGGAGTGACAAGACAGAGAAGGCCTTGGTAGTTTACAAGCCTCAAGATGGTTTTAAGTTTTATGCAGTTAAGTACGAGAGTGGAGCACCTGTTCCAGCTGAGTTAAACGGACGATGGACAGGGATTGAATCAGCTTTAAAGGCTGTAACCTCTCACCTAGCTCTGAAGAAGCCAACACCTCGTAAAGCAGTTAATGACAGGTCTAAGGCTCGTATGGCCGAGAAGGAAAAACTAGATGCCCCAGAGCTTAACTCAGAGAACGGTTAACACCTTTACCAAGGGTCTCATTACTGAGGCCTCTGAACTTACGTTCCCTGAGAACGCATCTGTTGATGAGCTTAACTGCTCTCTGGAACGTGACGGTACACGCCGTAGACGTAAGGCTGTTACCTTGGAAGCTGGTGCTGTTACAGACGGTGCTGTAATCCCTCAAGGTGGTGTGTTTCAAACAAATAGTTGGTACAACGTAAACGGTCAGGCTAACTTAGAGTTCTTGGTTGTTCAGAATGGCAAAGACTTAACCTTCTATGAGAAAGCCTTAGAGCCTCTCTCCGATCAGAAAGTATCCTCTGCCTCTTTTGACCTTAGTACTGTCTCAGCCAGTAACAACCTTTCTCCTTCTGAAGAACGTATTCAAGTTACATCTTTGAACGGTATTCTTATTGTTGCTTCACCTGCTATCAATACAGTTTATATTGAGTATGATCCAGCTGGTTCTCCTAACAAGATTACAGGTACAGCTATTGAGTTTAAAGAACGTGACTTTGAATGGCAAGGTAGCATTACTGAAGTAACTGAAGAATACTTCGAGAAAACAGGAACAGATCCGGTAACTTCAGAAAGAACTTACGACACTAAGAACGTAGGTTGGGTGGGAGAAAAAGGTTCTGCTGCTCTTACAGATTACATAGATGGCTCAGATGGGTACCCTCCCTTAACTCATGCTTGGTACTCAGGTAAAAATGCTGACGGTGTTTTTAGTGAAGCAGACTGGAAAGAAATCTACACTGGCTCATCACTAGCAGCTAACGGCCACTTTGTACTAAATGTGTTTAGCAAGGTTCGGTCTGGGTTAACAACTGAAGTTGAGACAGGTAGGTTCCGTTCTGTTGCAGCTTATGCTGGTCGTGTATTCTATGCTGGTATTGACTCAGCTGATAACGGTGGTAAAGTTTACTTCTCTCGTCTCACTAAGAACATCAGAGACATCGGTAACTGCTACCAAGTAAATGACCCTACATCTGAAATTATCTCAGACCTACTGGACACTGACGGTGGTGTGGTAAGTATCCCAGATGCTCACAACATTCGTAAACTGTACGTACTAGGCGCTTCTCTCTTGGTGTTTGCTGAGAACGGTGTATGGGCTGTAGCTGGTGTAGACAACGTGTTCCGTGCTACAGAATTTGCTATTACTCAGATCTCTGATGTAGGTTTAGTTAACGAGAATACCTTTACAGTTGGTGGTGGTGCCCCTATCTGGTGGACCAAGACAGGTATCTATGCTATTCAAGCTGGTGAAAACCTAAACGTACCTACAGCAACTAATGTCTCTATAGGTACAATTCAAACTCTTTGGAATAGTATCCCTAATGAAAAGAAGGCTCAGGCCTTTGTTCAGTATGACCAGATCAACCAACGTGTGTACTGGTTCTACCCTGATGCAACAGAAACTATTGACTACAAGTACAACAACATCTTAGTACTTGACCTATCTCTACAGGCTTTCTTTCCTTGGAAGATCTCAGATGGTGTAGATGGTCATTACGTGGTAGGTACATCTTACTTCAGTGGTCTAGGTTCTACAGCTACTGAAACACAGGTCATCAACGGATCAGACACTATTGTTAACGGTGCCGATGACGTAGTTGCTACCTTGTATCGTGACTTCCTACAGGGTGACAGTGAGATCAAGCTGCTTGTACGTAATGGTACTGACGGCAAGATGACTGTGGCTACCTTCAGTGGAGATACCTACCTAGACTGGGGTGATGCTAACTACAGTAGCTTTGCTGAAGCTGGTTATGACTTCATGGGTAGTCTAACAGGTTACAAGAATGCACCGTATGTAACGACATACATGCGAGTAACAGAAGACGGTTACAGAGCAAGTGGTTTAGTTTATGAGTTCATCAACCCTTCTAGCTGTAAGATGTCTGTCTCTTGGGACTTGAAGAAAGCTAACTCTACTCCCAGAGAGATCTATAAACTAAAAGATGTACCAGTTGTAAACCCCTCCGATCTTAGTTCAATAAACTACCCTTCTAACACAGTGGTTACCAAGTCCAAGGTACGAGGTAGAGGTAGGTCTATGAAGTTAAGGTTTGAAAGCACAGCAGGTAATGACTTTCACTTAGTAGGATACGAGGTAATTGGTGCCAAAAACTCAGGAATCTAAAATCAGAACAGCAACGCCAGATGATGTCTTTGACATCCTAATCTTGGCAAAGGAGTTCTCAAAGGAGGCTCCACAATCTCATAAGTGGAACAAAGATAAGACAGAACTGTTTTTGATGTCTACCTTCCAGAACACAAACATGGAAATCTTTGTTATTGATGTAGATGGAGAGATTGAGGGAGCACTTGTAGGTCTCTTTTCCGAACTATATATGTCTCACACTGTACAAGCAACAGAACTTGCATGGTTTGTTTCTAAAGATTACAGAGGTAAACCAGCTTCTATCCGTCTTATGAAAGCCTTTGAGAAATGGGCTAAAGAGAGTGGAGCTAATCAAATAGGCATGGGGGATATTGAAGGTATCTCTAGTCTTGAAAACTTATATAACAGACTAGGCTACGAGAGAGCCGAAACTGTTTACTTAAAGGATATATGAAGTGGTAGCAATTCTCACAACAATCGGACTGGCACTAGGAGCAACTAGTGCAGCAACAGTAGTAGGTGGTGTAGTAGTAGCTGGTGCAACAGCAGGTGTAGTAGGTGCAGTAAAAGCTGGTAATGCAGCTAAGAAGTCTGCACGTCTACAGCAAAGGTCTGCTGACTTACAGGCTAAACGGCAACGAAGGGCTAGTATCCGATCTAATATGATCGCCTCTGCTAGGTCAAGGGCTTCGGCTGAAGGCGCAGGGGTTTCTCAATCGTCGGGTCTTCAAGGTGCTATAGGTTCTGGTAAGTCTACACTCTCAGGAGCACTAGGTTATAGTACTGAGCAGAGTGGTATAGCCCAAGGTATTACTGAGCTAGGTATCAAAGAAGCTAAGTATAACCAGATCTCAAATCTAGGGTTTAAAGCAATGAACTTTGGTATGTCTGGTGCGGGTAAAGATTTATTAGGTGGCATTGGTGACGGTTTTGCTCAGAGAAGAGTTGATCGTGTCTTTGATAATCAATATGCTCGTAATTCTATCTCATAAGGAAGAAAAATAAATGACAAACCTTCCTTCGTTTGAAGACACACTATCTAGCCTAGAAGAAACACTAGGCGAAGATACATCCCCAACCACAGTAGCTGTAGACCCTTTGTCTCCTACTGAACAACGTGCCGTGGATCAACAGTCTACCCTTCTAGGTGTGGACCCTGTTGAGGTGTCTCAAGCAAGGGTTGCTAATGACTTCTCTCACGAGGACTTAGCTCGTCAGTATCCTGACTCATCTGTGTATCTAGAAACTCTACGAGTATCTGGTATCCCAGTAGAGGAAGCAGCTAAGAAGTTTCAAGCCTATCAGACCCGTCTACAAGAATCTGTAGGCTCTCGTGAGTTCTTCTTTAACAGTATGCTTATGACTGATGACGAGGAACTGAACCCTACGGGTGTTCGTATGTTGTCTAACTACGAGTGGATAACAAACCACATTGAAAAACGTCTAGAAGCTAACGATCCTTCCAATGCTAGGTGGGTTGCTGGTGGTTTTGATAACTTTGCACAGCTTCCTCTCCTGATTACACGAGACATCCTAAAGTATGACCAGAAAAAGAGTGAAGAATACCTTCAGTCTTTGAACTTGTCTCCAGAAGCTTTCCAAGAGTACTGGTTAACAGAGATTGACTCAGCAGAACGTGAAGGTATCTTTAACATTCGTGAGTATGAGAACCTAAAGGAACTACAGACACAGTTAGAGAACTTCGGTACTGATCCAGCAGCTGGTTTTAAGCAGTTTATGGGTTGGGCTGAGGTGGCAACTGCTGGGACTACCCGTGGTCTAGGTAGACTTGCTGCTACGGCTGGTAAGAAAGCTGTCACAGGTATCCCTGAGGCCTCCAAAAAGGTGCTGGAGGGGCTTATGTCTGCTCGTTCTGCATCAGACGCCATCACAGCCACTAGAGGCCCTACAGCAGGTGCTCAGGCGACTGTACGTCAGTTGAATACTGGCTCTGCTCCTGACAATGTTGCCTACAAAGCTGGTCCAAGTACTTTAGATCCCTTCCAAGGTCCAGTAAAGCCAGTGAACGTACCTAGTGCTGGTGTTGTAGCTCAGGCTACGAATGCTTCTAACATCTTTCAGAAGATGGCAGCTGTAATGAAGTCTAACTTTACAGGTGCAACCTTCTCAACTACTCAACTACAGGCAGCTGCTGAAACTGTGGTGAACAAGATTGCCAAGGCTACTAACAATCCTACTGCTGCTATCTACCGTACCTTAGACGAAGGTTCAGACCTGTTCGTTACAACAATTAGGCTTGCTAACCCTATTGACAACACACCTTTCCCTACTAAGGAAGCTGCACTGAAGGCGGTTAACAACGATCCTAAGTACACAGTAGTAGAAGCACCAAGAGTTCTACGTAAAGACAATGGTGAACCTCTCGAAGTGATGAGTGAATCAGTAGGTGTTGAGGCCCGTGTTGGTCCTAAGGGTTACTACCTAGAATACAGTGAACGACTAGACACTCGTAAACTTGCTGAAGCCTTAGAGGATGTAAACCCTGAGGAAGCTGTTTGGAAGAGAGCAGTAGCTGGTGTACTATCAGCACCTCAGACTGCACTTGGTGGTCGTCTAGGCTTTATGATCAACGCAGCTGAGAATGCTGTAGTTCGATTTGGTAAGTTCGCAGATCAATCCTTCAAAGATGTAGCTGCTCTAAGCAAACAAGAGTTTAAGCAAATCGACGACATCATGACAGGCTACCGTGATGGTCTGTTAGGTGACATTGATACAGGTCTAGCAGCTACTCGTGGTGCTCCTACTGATCCTGAGTTCATCCGTGACTTCTTTTCTCTTTACGGAACAGTACCTTCCGAGAAACAGTTAAAGGCTTACAATGCCTTGACTGACTTAAACAATGCTGCATGGAATACCAAAGCTACTGACATCCTAAAACGTGTAGCTGAACGTAATGGTCGGGCAGTGACGGTAGAAGAAGGTTACGACACAATCGGTGTGGCTGTTAAAGCAGAAGATGTACCAGCTAACACAGTTGTCTTTAGTCGTTTGACTGGACAGACAAGTGTTAGCCAACTAGGTGACAGAGTAGTCTATAAACTAGATGAAGTCTTTGAGTCTGCTGACGGTGTCAAGTACGATCACGTTACTGACGTGGTACGAGACAGAGTTCCGATGAAGTCTGATGTACTAGGCTACAATGTAGGTGGTCCACGTAACAACGAAAACCTAAAGCACTTCATTGGTACGACTTACGAAGAGACACTGGCTGGTGGACGTAAGGTTACAGGTGGTTTCCGTACACTACTTGGCTCTTTCTCTATGAAGGAAGCCACTACAGCTTCAAACCAACTAAACCAGATTGTAGATGCTCTTGCTCCTTTCCTTGCTTCACGAGGCTTGAAAGGTATTCGTAAACTTGAGTTGACAGGTGATGACTTGGCTAAGGTCAATGCAATCATTGCTCGTAACAACGACTGGAATACTGGTGTAGTAGACTTCAATACCTTAAAGAAAGTAGCATCTGATCACAACGAAAGCTTTGCTAATAAGTTTGACATAAAGGCCCGTGACGGTAAAGTAGATGCTGAGATCCCTGAGGGCGTTGGCATGTCTATCGGTGAGTACCAATCAATGCGGGTATCTCGTAAACGTGGTGACACACCTCCTATGGCTTATGGTGGTGCACGAGCAATAAACCAGAACCCTATTGAGAACATTGTAGAACAGTTCAAGTCTGAGGCTTATCGTTACTCACACTACAAGGCTACTCAGTCAGCTGTAAATGGGTGGGTAGCTAAGGCTCGTCTAAAGGGTAACGTAGAGTTTGAGGGTGACGTACCACACAACCCAGAAGACTTTATCCGTTTAGCTAAAGTTAAGGGAGATAACAAAGGTATCAACCGTGAGATGGCTCAACAGCAACGTGCTATTCAGTCTCGCCTAGGCCTGATGGAACGTACCGATGCTTCTACTCCTTATGCTACTTGGTTGTCAGAGGCTATCTACGACAAGACAGGTAAGATTACAAACCCTGCTGATTGGATTGGTAACGCAGCTGGTAAGGCCCGTGCTACAGTCTTCCACATGAAAATGGGTCTAGGTAACCCTGACCAGTTCATCCTCAACGCATCTCACGTAGCTCAGATCACTGCAATCTCCCCTAAGTTCGGTATGAAGGCTGCACCAAACGTTCCAATCATTGCTGCTCTTATGTTCAAGACACGTAATGCAGCCGATGTAGACATTGGTCGTCTTGTTGAAGAGACTATGCGAGAGTACGGTGGTATTCTTATGACTAAGCAGGAGTTGGTGGATACTGTACGTTACATGAAGGAATCAGGTCGTAGCATTATCGGTTCAAACACACTGGAACGTAACGGTGCTACCTTCAACAGTGCACAGAATGGTTTTAACGAAGCACTAGAGCTAGGCCTTACACCATTTAAAGGTGGAGAGCTTTACGGACGTATCACAGCCGCAGCTGTTGCAATTATGGAACACAATGCAACTAAAGTATCTGGTGATGTATTCTCTAAGAAGGGTCTACAGTACGTCTCCAACAGAGAGCAAGCACTTACCTTCCGTATGACATCAGGACAGAAGGGTCGTTTCCAAGAGGGACCAATCTTAGCACTAGCTACACAGTGGCAGTCTTACTCACTACGTTTCGTTGATAATGTTCTTATCGGTAGAGACCTTACAGGTAAAGAACGTGCAAGCATGGCAACTTGGAACACAATGCTGTTCGGTATGAGAGGCATGGGTGCTCCCCCTCAGATGATTGCAGCCTTGACATCCTTGGGTATTGATCCAGAAGATCCTAACTCAGCTGCTGTTCTTAATGCTGTTAAGTTTGGACTGTTTGATGCAGCTTTGTCTGAACTAGTTGGTACAGATGTGTCACTGGGTTCACGTATCGGTCCTCTCAGTGGTGCTGCACAACAGTACTGGGCTTTGTTTGGTGAAGATCCTTTGATTGAGACACTGGGTGGTCCTTCTATCCAGATTGCTAGAGATAGTTCCAAGGCTGTAAAAGGTATTATCCAAGCTATCATAGGTGGTCATGATTCTGTCCGTAACGAAGAGTTCATACAGCTAACTAGAAACGTCAAGTCTGTAGATATGTTTAACAAAATCAAAGAGTTGATAGAAACAGGACAGTACCGTAGTAAACGTAGAGGTGTAGCTGGAGAGTTTACAGGTGAAGAGATCTCATTAGGTCTTATCTCAGCCCTCGTAGCTGGTGCTACACCTATGCGAGTACTAAACCACTACGACACTAAGGACATTTCTTACCGTGAAGATAAGAAGTTCCGTACAGTTAAGAAAGACGTACAAAGGTTTGCAGATCAAGGTCTAGAACTCATCAGAACAGGTGATACAGATAAGATCAAAGAGGGTAGAGCCTTGTACAATGATGCTCTTAACATGATTGAGGACGGAGGTTTCTCTAGTGAGAACCAACGTAAGCTTACTCGTAGCATTCTTAACATACAGACAGTAGTTGACCTACTAAAGAAAACTGAAGGGCAGTCTGCTGCCGCACGTATAACAGCAAAAGCTGCTCAAGGAGAATAAGATGGCCTTTACACTAGATCAAAACGTAGAAGGTGCAGCATCTTACGCACCCGCCCAGAGACCAACCCAGTCTACAGGACTAGGCCTAGCAGGTGTAGCCCTTGATGCGTTAAGCACTTACTCAGACAACAAGCTACGTCAAGAGAAGGCCTTATCCTCAGCCTCAAAAGGTACACAGACAGACCGAGATCGTGCAACCTTTACAGGTCTAGTACGTAGTGCTCAGGCTGACCTTTCTAAAGGAATGGGTGCTGATTCTGTTGCTGCTAAGTACTCAGTTGAGTTTGCTAACCTTGGCCTTAACGAACAACAACGTGCAGTAGTAACTAACCTAATTGGTGAAGACACTTTTGCAGTGCCAGTTCGTACTGAGTCAACGGCAGACATTGCCACTACCTTGTTTAACGATAGACCACAGTCTGTACAACTAGGTCTCATTGAGCTAGAACGTCAGAATGCAGCTGCTGAAGGTGAAGTAATCAGTACCGAAGAAGCTACACAAAAAGCAGTTGTCTCTTTAGCTACCTCCACTGCTCAGTCTCAGGCTTCCCTACAGGCTGGTAACTTTGACTATGCTAAAGGCTACCAAGGCAATATGCAGACTTTGGACCGTTTGTCAGGAGCATTAACAGCAGCCCTAAACATTGAAGCTAAAGGTGGTAACTTTGACTTAGGAGACTTGGCTGAGTTAGAGGCTACTTATCAAACCTTAAAGACACAACGTTCTTTTATGAAGCCAGCTGGTACTCTTAATGCCGAGTTGTGGGAGCAGATGTCTACTAAAATGGAGGCAATGGAGAGTACCTTTGAAGCCTTGGAGAACTACGATTCCGTTCAAGCTACTGCTCAAGCTAAGGCACTTGTAGCCAACATCGCCTTGAATGTTTCAAAAACTAACCCACTGGCTATTCTAGCCATGAACAGCCCAGCACAGATTGAGGCTATTGCAGCCAAACTAGCCCCTGACTTTACAGCAGAAATGACTAAGAGTGTCGGTGAATTGAACAATGTAGTTGGGTTTAGTGATCTAGGTTTCGGCCCTTCTATCCAAGCTTTGATAGATAACGAAGAGGTCACAGTCGATACTCTTTCTGGGTCTCCTGAGTTATTCCCTACAGTTCTGAAAGAGAGTTACTCAGAAGTTGAGGGTAACGATGATAAGTTGCTAACAACCCTAGACGTACAACGGCCTATCATGACTGGTTTTAACCCACAGGAAGTACTCAACGACCCAGCTTCTAAAGAGGCTTGGGCTTCTACTGCCTCCAACATGTCTTACTTGATACAAGGCATGTCTATTGCTTCTACAAAGAACCTAGATGCTTTGTTTTCATCAAACAACCTACGCATCTTACGAGAATTGAAAAAGGGTGGGGATACTGAGACAGCTAAAGTTATAGAGGCTCAGATGGGTGCTGCTTTACGTCAGACTTCAGCTGCTGTTAGTGCTAGAGGAGTTGGTGTTATGCAAAAGTTCACAGGTGTTGATTTCAATCCTACAACTTTAGGCATGATACTAAACGAACGCCCAGAGTTTGAAGCCCTCAACGCAGTCGTTGATCTGTACTACGGTGGAGACTTTGAGAAACTGTGGAAAGAAGGTCCAGCTGCTCAGGAGAACCTAAAGAGACGGCTTGCTGCTACAGGTGCCATCACTCCTGATAGTCCTGAGTTCCAGTCTTTCTTATCAACTACTAAAGCTATCGACATATCAGAACCTGAGTCAGTAATCTGGAAAGGTTTAGCACCTCGTTATAAAGAGGCTGCTGGTATAACAGATCGTCTTCTAAAGCTACGGGAATACGGAAACTCTATACGTGTTGACACTAACATTGGTAGTGACTTCGATACGGTTTCTAAGTACCCAGCCATGCGTCAGAAGTTTAAGGATGACGGTAAGAAGCTTGGCTTGACCCCCGCAGCTACCCCTGAGCCAGTTAGAGAAACCCCTAAACCTGCACCGACAATTACTGAGACTTCA